TCTGGGTGGCAGTGGCTCGTATTCTCTCCGCGTTGTGAGGGGTTGAGATGGCAGGCGCACTCGACACGCTTTTCAAAAACGTTGCCAAGCAGGTCGTTGCAGATCTGGGTAAGTCGTTTGACCACACGATCACGTACACCCGCAAGGCATCTCCGAGCTATGACACCAGCACTGGAGCGCTGACAACGACTGATACGACTTACTCTTTTGACGTTCCAGTTGAGTTTGTTGACGCTGAAGAAGAGGAAGGACGCGAAGAGCGCAAGGCTCGCCTGTATATCACTCCCGATCAGATCGGAGACAACCAGCCCACGTTTGAAGACACAGTGACGTTGAAGTATGCAGGGTCTAATCGTGTTTCTCAGATTACGGATATTCGGACGTTCAAGGGTGATCAGGAATATCTGTATCAGTTGCTGGTGAGGTTCTGATGCCTGCAGCTAGGTCTCTTGATTTGGTTGGGCCTGATTTAGAGGCGTACATGCAAGAGAGTTTCAACCGTTTAATTTTGACGATCTTGCGTCGCTTAGCGACCAAGAAACGCAGTCCTGTCTATACAGGCTTTTTTGCGTCAAGCTGGAAAGCTGACACGTCACCAATTAAGGCCAATGACGAATTAGAAGAGCCCTGGCTTGGTCTTAGTAAAGCCAAGTGGAATGACAAGGCAAACAAGGATTACAAAATTGATCCCAGGTTTTATCCGCCCAATAAGGCTTTTAACTACAAGCGACGTGTGTATATCGGAAATACAGCCAAGTACGCTGTCTATGCACTAGAGAGCGGAAAAGTTCAGCAGTTCGTGCAGGGACCGGAGATGGCAAAACTTTTTGGAGAAGCATTCAAGCCTCGCGCCCCACGCATTTCTGTTGGAGCCCGTCAAGGCATTGGAACGTTTGGCACGCAAGCTGGTGAGATTTACACTGGTTATACCGAGCTGTAGTCATGACCCTAGTCAACGCCAGAGCAGCTTTTGAAAAGGCCGTAACTGATGCTGTAGCAGCAGCGGATGACACAGTGTTGATGAAATACGACAACATTGCTTTTACGACGCCAGGTAAGACCAAGAAATACATTTTGATGACGGTCAACTTTGGCCAGTCCACGCTCCAGAACCAAGGCGCAGCACAGGATTATTACGCTGGAACAATTCAATGCAACGTTTATGTGCCCAAATCTGCTGGCACAGCAGTGCTTTCAGCGATTAGCGAGTCAGTTATTGATGGATTGACTTCAGTAAACGCTCCTGGCTACACCGATACGTTTAGCAGCAAGCCTAGGGTTTTAGATATTGTTGGTCCTACACCGTTGGACATCGAAGACAGATCGCATTTTGTTGGCGTAATTTCTTGTCAATTTACGGCTACGGCGTAGTATTCTATTGAAAGTAGGCAAGTCTTCAATGCGAGCCGCAGAGCTTCTTCGCAACAAGTTTGGTGTAAGCCAGCTGTATAAGCATCAGGTTGAGCAGGACGGCGAGGTGGTGCTGGAGATCTACTGGCATCCGTTGACGATTGCTGAGCGTGAATCGATCCAGAAAAACGCTGACTCTGACGACGCAGTTGACTTTGCACTGAGCATGATGGTGCGTAAAGCGTTGGATGCTGAAGGCAAGCGACTATTTCAGGATGGCGAGGTTGCCGTGTTGAAAAATGCTGTAGAAGCAGCTGTGCTGCAAGAGATTCAACTTGCGATGCTGGCTTCTGGAACTGAAAACAAGGTGGAGGAAGCGAAGGCAGACCTCAAAAGCTAAGGGCGACTGGTTTTTCATCTATGCGTTAGCGAAGGAGCTGGGCATGACCGTTGCTCAGCTTTCGCAAACGATGACGCAAGAAGAGCTAGTCGGATGGGCTGCGTTTTTTGAATTGAAGGGAGAGCAAGAAGAAAAGGCGATCCAAAACGCCAAGACTGGCAGTAGGGCGCAAACAATGAGCAGACGGTAGGATTAGGTGAAGTGTCGAGCCTGACGCGGCTATGGATTACAACCTAAACATAGTCACTAGCTTCAAAGGCCAAGCTCAGATCGATTCGGCTTTAAAGTCACTCGCAAAAGTTCGCAGTCTTGCTGCAGATATTAAGCCGGTTAGTCTTACGACTCGACGAGGCGGAAAATTAAATGATGAAATACGAAAAGCAAGGACAGAGCTTGACAGATTTTCTCAAAAAATTACCAACGCTCTAGGGAGAGGTGAGTCAACAGCAAGTGAATTTTCCAGCACTTTGGCTGGTGTAAATGGTCAGGCTCGTGCCTTTGCTACGGCTCTCGACAACATTTCACTGAAAAGCGGTAAATCGTTTAACGAGCAAACTGCTCAAGTTAAAAACTATGCAACTGCTTTGGCGGAAGCCGAGAAAAAAGCAGAAAATCTAGCTTTTACGCAAAATCAAGTAGTAAGAACTGCTCGTCAAAGAGCTGGTGTAGCGATCGGTCCTGCTACTCAGTTGGGCAGTCCTGAAGCTTTTGCGCAACAGGTTCGTTTTGAGTCAGCTCAAATCACAAAATCTAACAGGCTTCGTGAAGAGCAAGAAAAAATAGTAGGTCGAATTAACAGGCTTGCTTCTGAAAAAGTCAAGGTTGATCAGTTTAATAGTCAAATTGCAAGAATCAACATTGCTCTTGACGAGCGACGTGTTGATATTGCTGAGCAGATGACCGAAGAGCTTAAAGATCAAATTAGGCAAAATGAAAGAATTATCAATCAAAACAAGAAAAAGAAGAAAGGTGCAGAAGAAGAGGGGGCAGCTAGTAAAAAAATTACTGGAAGGCAAAGAGCTGGCAACATTCTTCAGGGCGCACTTCTTGGCGGCGGTTTTCCGCTTCTCTTTGGCGGGCCAAGTTTTTCTGCTGTTGGCGGCTTAGTCGGTGGTGGCATTGGTGGCAGCATTGGCCCAACAGGTAGACCCGGCTTTGCTGGTGGCATTGCGGGTTCAGTGGTTGGTGGAGTTTTTGATGCGGTCATAAAAGCAGCTCTTGAATTAGGAAAGGCTCTAGAAAATCCAACCAAAAATTTGCAAGCACTTACCGATCAGCTGCCAATTTCTGGCACAGCAACGAAAGGTTTAATTGAACAATTAAAAGAAGCGGGTCTTAATTCTGTTGCGGCGTCTCTTGCTTTAAGTAAATTAAATGATGAACTAGACTCACTTGGTCTCGACGACGAAGAAATTAAAAAATTTAGAGAACAAACGCAAGAATTTGACAATGCTTTTAAGAAACTAAAAATTGCCTCATCTGCACTTGCCTCTGAAGGCCTTATCAATTTTATGACTTTAATAACAAAGCTAGCAAATGTTTTTAGGGAAAACAAAGACGGTATTGTGCAGGGAATAAGGGCTCTTGGTGGTCTTGTTATTGGAGAAGATCAAGCTTTGGGAGAAAGGATGGGAATGGGTCCAACTACAACCGTTCCGCCTGGTCCTTTAAACTCTGCTGCTAATGCAGGTCCTTTGAAGCAAACTGCATCAGAGGTTGACCCTCTTAAGACTGCAGAGGAAATAAGAGCACAACAAATTCTTGCAGACCTTGCAAGACGTGAAATTAAATTTGCCACCGATGCAGCAGCTATTGAAAAAAATAGATTAGGTTTGATCAGAGGCCGTCTTGCCGAAGCTAACGCAATCGTAGGCATTGACAAGGCTGAATTTAATTTTATAAAAGCGCAGTTAAATTTTGAGACTGAAACAAATGGAGCGTTAAAAGAACAGCTTCGAGTTAAGAGAGATATTGCAAGAGCAGAGCTAGATCAAGCAGTAGCGGCTAAAAATAATGCAACAATTTTAAGAATTCAGGCGGATGCTGCATTTGATTTAGAACGTCGAAGAGTGACTCAATTAGAAAAAATAAAAGACCTGCAGGCAGGCATCGCTGCTCAGCAAGCCATCCGTGCGACAAGTCCTTTTGAAAACGAACAGTTTCTCCTAGATCCACGTTTTGGCGGTAGTCGCAAGCTGGAGTCAGATCAAAATTTAAAATTTGCAGAAACACTTAGGCTGATGAATGCAGAGTTAGCCGATGTAAATAAAAACATAAAGCTTGGGGCGCTATTACATGATGATGAAAAACGAGCGCTAGAAGATAAACGAATTGAGCTTGAAAACAACATTGCTCGCTACAAAGAGTATCAACCAGCTATTGACCAAGCCGCGTTAGCGCAAATGCGTTTTAACGAAGCAATGGCAATAACCGTTCCAGTAACAGATGCGTTGTTTGACAATTTAATGGCAGTTGTCGAAGGCACTAAGAGTGCAAAAGAAGCGTTTGCTGATTTTCTTCGCAGTATTGGATCAATGTTGATTGACGCTGCGAAGCAGATGATCGCGACGTATATCGCGATCGGCATTGCTCGTGCGTTTGCTGGGATGGGTACAGGTAAAGCCTCTGCTCCTGCTCCAGATATTCAAACTGGTCAGGGATTTGGGTTGGGCGACCAAATTATGGTTGGAGGCATGAGAACAGCAGCTGCTGGAGCTTATGTCGGCAGCCCAACAACTGCTCTTATTGGTGAAGGTGGTGAGCCTGAATACGTTATCCCTGAAAGTAAGATGCGCGAAAGCATGGCGCGGTACTCGCGTGGCGCTCGCGGTTCTGCCGTCATCCCGGACTCTGGGGCTTCTGGAACGTCAGGCGAAGGTGGCGGAACAGCTGTTGCCGCACCAATCGATGTTCGCTTTAACGTAGAGCGGATCAACAACGTTGATTACGTTACCGCTGAGCAGTTCCAAGTTGGGCTGCAACGAGCAGCGCAACAGGGTGCTGTTGAAGGTGAACGTAGAGCCATGGGCTCACTTCGTAATTCAGCTGCTGTTCGCCGGAGGATTGGCGTCTGATGGAATTCGTTTACGGACAC